AATATTTGTGCTACATTACCACTGTGATTTGCATCAATATCCTCGTGCGATTCGTTGATTTTGAGTTTAACTTTGTTGAATACACTTTTGGTGCCCACAAAGAATTTACCAGATGCAGGATTAGTACCCCACACTATTGCTGGAGAACCATCAATCTTCAAAGAAACTTGATAGTCACCATCAAAGAATTCAAGAACAGATAGATCACCTGTGAGGATTAGATCCTCAAAATGTTCTTGATGCTTGTTTTGTATGCTCATACTATAGGGACACTTTACACGTCCCCCCTTGAGTTTATTCAAAACAAAAACTTTTCAATCCCCACAGGTTCACCAAAACTATAGTCATAAGTGAGTGCATCATGGCAAATATAGTGAGGATGAGTTACATCAACACCAAGACGTTTACACATTTCTTTGTGATTGTCTTCCATAAGTTCTACTGCATAGATCATAGAATTCAGCACATGTTCTTTACTATGATACTCTGTAAGTTTATTGAGTAATGCAATCATAAAATTACCATTTCCTGCACTATTATCAAGAAACTTTGATTGTGGATTTTTAATAATATCTAAAGGTATTTCATTTATCATTTCTATACACAATTCTATCGGAGTAAATACTTCTCCGGTATCATTAATTCTTTCATCAGTTCTTTCAATTTCTGATCCTACTATTATATTATGTTTGTTTTTATTCATAAGTTTTTTTCAGATATTACATTCTTAAAGTCATTCCAGAATACTATATTTTTGTTCACTCGTCTAGAAATTTCTTTTTCGGATATACAATGTGCCGATGACATTGCATGATTCGGATGTACTCCTCTACAAGAAGTAAAAATGATAATGTTTTTACCATTTGGAATCAACCCTTCATTTAGAGTTGCATCTGCGGCAATATTGCTAATATTATCATCATTAGTTAAATAAGCAGTAGGATTTGCCTTAAACTTATGCTGATGCACACATAAATTGCCATCAAGAGTTGAAATACCACGACCATCAATTCCACAATCATACCCTATATTTGGTTCATAATTGGCAGTATATGTAAGAGTATGATCACCATTAAAAAACTTAAAAAAGAACTCTGCAAATACTTCCCAACAATCTCCAGTATATTTTAGTGAGTCATAAATGTCTGGATCTTGCTCTTTACCATACTTTACAACATTTTTAATAAACTCTGAGAGAGTTTGAACATCTATGATTTGAGGAAAATCTACTATATCAAATGATGCAGGATGTTGAAGTTGCATAATCAAAGTTGTGATTGAATGTAAGAAAGTTGTTCTGAAGAAAGAACTTCAGAAAGATGAACCGTTGGTAACTGAGAAATATCTCCACCAGAAATACGACCGTTGGAACAAAAAAGAGAAACAACTTTACGAGTTAATTGATCATTAAGAATATGGCAGATTTTATTTGCATCTTCTATAGTATTGAAGTGCATAACAAGTGTGCTTTCTGTATTCATAGCACAATCATCTACTTGCACAATATATGGTTTTTTTAGTCTAGAAAGAAATACGCGAGGAGTTTCATAATCATTTCCATGAATAATTGGAGCATATTTCACAACGCCATTATCGATAAGTTTATATTTATGAGTATCAGTTTTTATTAAGGAAATATTTTTTGCCTGTGATGGATCATGGCCAGTTTTTTTCAACTTATCAGATACTGATGCATAGTTATATTGTCCGGAAACAGAAAAGCTCATTTTGTTCCCACTATAAGAAACAAGAGTATCTACAATTTGTTGAATAACAGCATTATTGTAAACCTTAAAAACTTTTTTTGCATCAAAAGAACGATCACCAATATTAGTAAAATGACCTTGTGTATAATTATTTTTACATATCCAACGACAGATGTTGATAGAAACTCCCTTAAATTTATTTTTAAGTCCAAATTCGACGTAGTTAAGATCAACTTTTGAGTTTTTGCCACTCAATAGTGATGTGAACTTTTCACTACCAGTAAATGCAGACTCTGGAGTAATTAGAGATACGATAGCATCTTTTTTTGCAAGATCAAATGCTTTTTTTGAGAACTCATACCAGAGTGCTTCATATCCAGAACCTCTTTTATTTCCACTCTCCTTATCGCTCTGATAAGGAGGATTACCAATGATTACATCAAATTTCATATCACATCTCCCATAGTTGTTCATTGGGGGCACATAGTATTTAATACCCGACTTTTCACATAGGTTCTGAACATTATTATAATACTTTTCCTGTGTATTAGTCAAGTTATTATGACTATTCTCAAGAAGAACTAGGTTGGTATATCCTACCTCTTTAAGATGAGTAGATAGAATCAAAAAGGCATCAAAAATACCAATCAAGGCATTTTTAGGTACTTCAAGATCAATCAATTCCTGAACCATTTCTTTAGCAAGTTCATCAGGAATAGGTTGCCTACCGTCAACAGGTTTAATTCCTTTTTCAAACTCGTCACGAAATTTATATCGTGCCTTGTCATAAACAGATTGAATGAGTTGCATTTGATTTGTGCTCATAATGTAGGTACGCTTTCAGGGGTCCAGTAATTAGAATGAAAATTCTTCAACATCAATATTCAACAGTTCCTGAAGAATATTATTATGCTCAAATTGAATATGATACTCACGAATGAGTTTTTTAAGATCTTCATCCAAACTTTCAACAATTTCATCTTCTTTACCACGACCTTGAACTTCAGTAAAAATTTCAGATACAGGAACACCTTGCTTAAAAAGTTGATCAACAATCTGTCGGATCAGTTCTCGACTTTCGTTAGTATTATTATCATGTTGAACTATAGTCACGATGCCATATTTCTTACCAGGGGCAGAACGAATTACTCGACCAATAGATTGCGTTGTAAATATTTTAGAAAGAGTATTACGAAGAAATACAACTCCAGTAAAACCTTTCACATCAATACCCTCACCAAGCATTGAATAATGCAACACAATCATTTTTTGATTTGGATCTTTTCCAAGTTGATTGAGAGTCTTTATAAATTCAGATTTGTTGATATTTCGCTTGCCATCAACATATCCTTTATTTACAGAATCAATTGACAATACTTTATATCCCATTTCAGTTGCCCACTCTTGCAAACCTGCATTCATCAAATCTTGAATTGATTTAGTACCTTGAGCACAGAAAAGAATTTTATGAGCAGGAGTGTCAGAATGATCTGTTTCATAATTGTTTACAATTGATTTAATTGTCTTAAGGTTTACAGAAGTTTCATCCATTTTATCAGTGTCTGCATCACTTGTTACAAGGTGAATCCAAGGAGACACAATAATGCCTTGATCAACAAGTTCTTGAAAGGAAACATTTGCAATTTGCTCACCATATACACTAACATTATCCATTCCAGAACCATTTACACTTCTTGACTGACTAAAACGTGGAGTTGCAGTAAAAAAATAATTATGAGTGGCATGATCACTCATAGATTTTACAGAATTGAAATGATCTGAAGAAGTTGCATTATGTGCCTCATCATAATAAACAGCATCAACCGGAATTGAAGAAGAAACAATACGATCTAAACTATCATAAGTCACAAAAAGAATCAAAGGTTTTTGAAGTTTTTGCGCGATACGATAAGTATCTCGAATATCTTCAATATTAGTTGTAGGTGATTTGGGTGGAGTAATACGAAATTTTAATTTTTTACGATCACGTTCGAATTTTTTTGGTTCAGAAGATACTTGGCGATAGTAAAAATCAACATCAGGAAGGTGATTATCAAATTCACTAAAAAGTTGTTCAGACAGCATTAACTGAGGAGCAACAATAAGTATTACTTTTCCAGGCAATAAAAATCTTCGGGAATCAGTAATAAAAGTGAAGGTTTTACCACTAGCCGTAGGACTAGAAATGTAACCTTTTTTATTTGATTTTAGACAATCTAAAATTTGATTTTGATGGTCATAAAGATCATAAAGAAATGGGACAGTAGTCATAAAAAAATCATTTGGGTTGGTGCTTACACTATAAGGACACTTTCAGGGGCCCAGAAAGTTTATTCTATGGGTAGTTGTGCGACACTCTTACCCTTTCTTAAGGAATCAATATAATTTCGTGCAGAACTTTCAGTTCTACATAACTTCAACTGTTGCCCATCATGTAGTATCATAAGTTGCCCCCCGAAAGGTATTGCTGCATACACACCCTTATCAATCAAGAATCCTTCATTCATTTGTGTTACTTTCCAAAAAATCGGTGTTTT